CCTGCCGCAAGAATGGATCGACTTCCTCCTGATCCGTGAGCTCTACCATTGCACGCCGTCGGAGCTCGACGAGCAAAGCGACGAAGTGGTCGAGATGCACATCGGATTCCTCGATGCGCAGAATAACGAACAGCACCTCCAGTCCAAACGCGCCGAACAGCGCGCGAAGAAAAAACGCTAACAAACGTGGGTATGGCATCGTTTGAGAACCTGCAATGGACACTCATCGCCGAAGACAAGGCGTCCGGCACCTTCAAAAAGGTGGCTCTTTCGGCTCGGGAAATCTCAGACGCATCCGACGACCTGAACAGCAAGCTGAATCAGCAAAGCTCATCCTGGCAGAACATTGCCAAGGGCGTCTTTGCCGGAGGCGTCGCGCTCGGCGCGGCAAAGCAGGCGTTCGGATTCCTTACGGACCAACTCGCGCTTAGCGTACAAGAGGCCGGCAACTTCCAGCGCGAACAGGCACAGCTCAATGCCGTGCTCCAATCGACGCAGGGAATCGCCGGCCTCACGGCCCAAGAGCTCAATGCCATGGGCGAGGAGCTCGCGTCGGCGACCGCAATCGCAGGCGGCGACATCACGAACGTCCAGTCGATGCTCCTGACCTTTACGAAGATCGGCGAGGACAACTTTGTCCGCGTAACCGAGGCCGTACTCGACCTTGCAACCGCCATGAACAGCGGTGGCATCCCGTCGACTGAACAGCTCAAATCGACGGCCATCCAGCTTGGTAAGGCAATGAACGATCCGATTCAGGGCGTCTCGGCTCTTTCAAAGGCCGGCGTCCAGCTTTCCGATAGCCAGAAGGAGCTCATCGAAACGCTCATGGACACGAACGACGTCGCTGGTGCCCAGCAAGTTATCCTCGACGAACTCGCAACCCAGACCGGCGGAAGCGCGTCGGCCGCGGCGCAGACGTACGAGGGCCGCATGGCGAAGCTCAATGAGGCGATCAATCAGGTGCGCGAAACGGTGGGCATGGCCCTCATGCCGACGCTTTCAGTCTTTGTTGACACCGTGATCGATCAGACCGGCAAGGTGAAACTGTCCGAGGACGGACTCCGCAAGTGGCAAAAGGGTATCTACGACACCGCCCAGGCTATCCGAATCATGGCGATAGCAGTCGGCGGCGTGATTGGCGTTGCTGTGAAGTTTGCCAACCTCATCGTACAAGTCGAGCAAGTGGTGCTTGGCGTATTCACGGACATGGTGCGCGCTGCCATCAACCTCGAGGACACGTATAAAAACCTTTTCAAAGCAATCGGGAAAGCCCTCACTGGCGACTTCAGTGGAGCATGGGACACCCTCAAGGATCACGTTTCAACCACATTCAAATACACAATCCGGGAAGGCATCGACGTGGGTAATGCCTTCTACGACCTCGGAGCGAGTGTGCTCGATGCCGGTAAGGCGGTAGGCGATGCCATTACTCAGGCGGCCGACCATTCGTCCTTCGACAAGATGGTCGACAGCATGAATAGCGCAGGTACGGCCGCCGGCAACTACGCTGGAGTATTGGACGATGCCTCCGGATCCGGTGGGAAAATGTCTGAGGCGCAAGAGAAGCTCCAGGATTCCGTCGAAAAACTGCAAACCGACTACACCAGCGCGCGCGAGAAAATCGCGGGTGAAGTTTTGCGTCTCGAGGAAAGCCATAACGAGAGTGTAGATAAAATCAAAGATAAGCTCGAAGACCTCCAGGTCACCCTCCTGGAGACAACCACGGCGTACCAGGAGGCCATGGGTGAGCTCAATAAGACGGAGGCCGAGCGCGTGATCGAGCAGGAGCAAAACATCTCAGAGATGCAGGCGCGCCTATCCGAGCTGAAAAACTCGGGAGGCGAGGATGGACTATCGACCGATGACCAGGCGCAGATCGACATCCTCGAGGCGCAGATTGCACGCGAGACTGCGGCATACCAGGAGTATATCGATGAGCGTAAAGGACTTGACGCCGAGCTGACAGAAGCCCGTCGCCGCGCCGCGCTGACCGATTTTGAGCGTTCGATCGAGGATATCAATGCCAAGCGTGCCGAGGAGCAGGCCGCATACGATGCCCGCATCGTCGAGATTCAGGGCGAAGTGCTCGCCCAACAGGATGCCTTGGCTGAGGAGCAGGTGGTTTATGAAGCGAAAATGGCCATGTACGCGGAAGTCGATGCGGCATTCCAAGCTTTCCATGACAGCTACCTGGCGAACCTCGAGAGCATGGGAGCATACACGGCGGACACCGTGGCGACGATGGAGGCCGAACTCGCGCGCATCACAAAGCTGTTCAGCGAGATCAAGGAGCTCCGCGCATCCGCGGGGCTTGCCGGCATTTCAATCTCGGCCCCGGGAGGCGGTAGCGAGGCATCGGGATCGGCCGCCGGCGACCAGTCGGTGACGACTCAGGTCACCATCAACGTGACCGGCAACACCCTCGCAAGCCAGAGCGACATCACGACGCTCGTGAACGAGATCACCCGCCAGCTTGAGCTGGCCGGCCTTGCAAGCTCATAACATATGCTCAACGCCCTCACGCTCAACAGCGCAATGCTGAACTCCGGAACGCCCACACCATCGGCGGTGACGGCGGCGGATTTCGATAACCTCGAGTTTGCGAGTTACTCCCTGCAAGACTCGGACGTCATCAGCTCCGTCGTCGAGGCGTTCTCGACCCCTAGCCGCGAGCTGGTGACATTCAAGACGCCGCGCGCTGACGGAGGCGGATGGAACGGCGATTATTTCCGCGAGCGTCGCATCAAGGTGAGTGGTATTATTGAGAAGACGACAGCATCGCTCCTCGAGGCGGAGCTCGATACTTTCAAGCGAAAGATGACGACGTCGCAGGGCAACCTCGACATAAAGGTCGACGGCGAAGTCCGACGCATCATCGCAACGCTCGAAGACCCTCAGGTGATGTTCGCACGGCGCGAGGGGTACCACATCACGTTTGCGCCGTTCGACATGACGTTCCTGGCGGTCGAACCGATGTGGCATGCGCTCGATTACGAAACGCTAACGGCCGAGGATATCGCGCTCCTATCCTATCCGAGCGAGGTGGAAGTAACCGGAAGCTACAAAGCCCAGCCGGTCATCGTCATCATCGTTCAGGCGGCGACGAGCATCACAGCTCTGGCCTTTGAAAACACCACAAATGACGACGCAATCACTGTGTCGGATTCATTTGCTGCCGGCGACGTCCTGACGATCGATTGCGAAGAAAAGAGCGTGACGATCAATGGCGTAGAGGTGGACTATGATGGCGTATTTCCCGAGCTCGAGGTGGGCGTCAATGAGTTCACCATCACGGCGACCGGGACGAGCATCCAGTACACCGCGACCGTGAAATATCGCACAACCTACCTATAAAACCTTATGTCAAACCGACTTCTCGCCCACGAAGATAATGTAGAAGCCCAGCTGAATGCTGGCATCTCGGCAATCACAACAACTATCCCGCTTCAAACCGGAGATGGTGCGCTTTTACCGACGACGTACAGCGGAGCCGCGACGTCGCTCGGTTCATCGACGTTGCTCAATGACACCGGCATCGGAGCGTCCGGTATCTCGGTCGGTGACATTATCGAAAACGTAACCGACGGCTCATACGCCGTCGTGCTTGCGGTTTCAGCAGACAGCGTGACAACCACGCGCCTCAAGGGAGGATCGGACAACACCTGGCAGAACTCGGATGCCTGGGCGGTCAACCGCTTCGTCATCACCGTCATCCAGTACGACACCGATGGCACCACGATCCTCAAGCGCGAGAAGGTGCTCATCGACAGCCGCTCGGGCGACAACCTCACGGTCAACGCATCGGGCCGTGGATACGACGGATCAACAGCACTGTCGTTCGACTCGGGCGATTACGTGTATCTATTTACTACGTCGGTATCATTCGATGGTTTGAGCACGGTTATCTCAGACATTATCGAGCAAATCGATGGTTTGGTAAGCCAGACCGGATCTGAAATCTACGCGGCAGATTCTGTCGGAACTGACTCGTATGCCGTTACGCTTTCGCCGGCACCGACATCGTTGACCACAGGCCAAGAGGTGCGATTCCGAGCCGGCACCGCAAATACTGGAGCTGCTACACTCGACGTCAACAGCCTGGGCGCGGCGACGATCAAGAAGGCGCACGATCAAGACCTCGACAGCGGTGACATCGAATCGGGTCAGATCGTGACGGTGGTCTATGATGGTACCTATTGGCAGATGCAAAGCCAACCGGGGAGCACGTACGCAACAAAGAATAACGTGCAGGACGGCTCGATCCTTTACGCGGCGGATGCCGGATCGAACGACACGTACGCGATTACCCTCAGCCCGGCACCGACTGCGCTGACGACCGGCATGACTGTGTACTTCAAAGCGAACACGGTGAACACCGGAGCGGCGACCCTGAACGTAAACGGACTCGGAGCCGTAACCATCAAGAAAAATAAAGACCAGGACCTTTCAGATGGCGACATCAAGGCCGGACAAATCGTTATTGTCAGCTACGATGGAACGTACTGGCAGATGCAAAGCCAAAGCGGCATCACGCCGTACGGAGTCACCTCTATCACGGCAGGTGAAACGATCACGGCAGGTGAAGTCCTCCGCATCCATACGGATGGATACGCGTACCGCGCATATGCAAACGCCTCGGCCGGATTCAACGCCATCGTCGGTATCGCACTCTCAAGCGCGGCCATTGGCGCGAGCGTGCTTATTGCTCTACCTGGAAACGAAGCGACGGCGAGTGGACTCACGATTGCGTCGCGATACTACCTCCAAGACTATACTGGTCCTGGCACAACCATCACGCAGGCTACTGAATCAGCGAACTGGAACGTGCCATCTGGTGAATACGCAATACAAACGTTCACCCCGACGAGCTCTCGTATCGGAGCTGTGACACTAAGAGTCGGACATACGTCCGGCGACACGCGCCTGGTGTATTGCCAGCTCTACGGAAGCGACGACGTGCAGATCGGATCAACTCAGTCTGTATCGGTCGGAACCGGGTCGTTCATCGACCGAACCTTCACCTTCAATGCGGCCGTCAAGAAGGGTGACAGCGGAACATACCTCAAGGTATACGCGGAATCCGGTATCACGCTCACCATATATGGCGTCGCATCGAACGCGTATGCCAACGGCGCGCTTACATCAACTGACGGAACCTCGATCACGGGGGATGCCGATGCAAAGATGACGATCACGGAGTACTCGAACTTCGGTGCCATCGGAACGTCAGCTGGTACGACGAAAGTCATGCTCGGCGTTGCGAAGACCGCAGCGATTCTTCTGCACCGCATTCAGGTTGTCGATACGGCATTGTAAAAGGCGGGGGTGATGGCAACATCGCCCCCCGACGTAGGATGGGGAGGACTGGCAAAGGCGTACGGCCTCAGTGCGCGTATGCGGCCTCCCTTCCCCATTCCGCGTCGGTATGCGCAAACGATATTTTGTAAAAATCTACGAACTCGACGGCACCTACATCAAGACCTTCAACCCGAAGCAGGTCATGAATGAGGTGTCCTTTTCCGATAAGATCGGGGGAGGGCAGGGCCAATGCATCGTCGAGCTCAATCTCCCGATCGACGACTTCGACGAGGGGACGACTATCGCGCAGATGAAGGTCGTCAAAATCTACGAAGCCGACGACGTGAACAGCCCGGAGCCACGCCTGATCTATACCGGCTTCGTTTCGCAATACACGCCGTACTTCCGCGAAGGGAGCGAAGGCGTACGCCTGACGTGCCTCGGGCTCGTTTCGCTTTTGTCGCTGGCCCATTACCGCGACGGCGGCAACTACACATTCACCAAGTCCGCCATTGATCCGGGCAACCTGATCAAAGCCATCATCGATCACTTCAACACCGTGTATTCCGGAAACCTGATCGGATACGCCGGTGGCAACATTACCCTTGTCGGCACAAACATCACCTACGAGTTCGAGAATCTCAAATGGATAGACGCCATCAAAAAGACGGCCGAGTTTGCCGCTGAAGACTGGTGGTGGCGCGTGGGCGAAGATGGTGAGTTTTACCTCCAAGATCGCCCGGCGACGCCGACCCACCTGCTCACCCTCGGCAAGGACGTCGAAAGCGGCGACATCGTGAAAAACGCTGAAAAGGTGATTAACCGATACCGCCTCACGTGGGGTAGCGGACCGACGACAACCACGTACGAGGACGCCACGTCCCAGACGGACTACGGCGTGCGCGAAAAGATCGAAACGGATAGCAAGATCACAAACCTGGCGACGGCCGATCAGCAAGGCAACAAGGTGATCGCCGACTTCAAAGACCCCAAGGTCGAAGCGCGCATCGTCGTGAATAATAACTACGATATCGAGAGTATCAAACCAGGCCACACGGTCACCGTTCGCAACGCCGGTGGAGTACTCCCAGCGAATATGCTTGTGTCTGCTGTACAATACACATCAGACCGGTTGACGCTTACTCTTGAGAATCAACTGCCATCGCTTGCGGACACCTTCGTCGCAGCGGTAGAGGCGATATAAATATTAGAGGGGGATATGTCCAATGAAAGCATCGAGAGAGCCATAGGGCGTGTCGAAGGTACCGTGGACGGATTGCAGAACGACGTCCGTGATATTCGTGCCGATCAAAAGGAACTCCGTAGAGAAATGCAGGTGGCGTTTGCGAGTCTTGAAGGGAAAATAGACGGCAACGCCAGAACCGAAGCGGACGCGTACAATACACTCCGCACCAAAGTCGCTACTATAGCCGTCACCGTATCAATCCTCGTCGGCATCGGTGGATTCTTTCTGCGCGACTGGGCAAGCGACGCCTTAGCTATGATTACTCCCTAACCCGCGAACGTATGCTGTTCCTCTCCCAGCGCGACCCTCGATGGTCGCAACAGAAACTCGGTGCCAGTCCGCTCACCGTCGGCCGTTACGGATGCACGACGACCGCCATCGCTATGGCGTCCGATCGCCTCGGGTGCTACCGCTCGCCGCTTGAGATCGCGAGCGAAGCCAAGAACTACACCCCGACCGGCCTCGTGCTCTGGCAGAACCTCAAGTTCGACAAGATGCACTTTGTGCGCCGCGAGTACGGTCGCAATGACGAAGCGATCAAAGCCGCGCTCAAAAACCCCGAGATGCAAGTCCTCCTCGAGGTGAATGACAAGGCGCACTGGGTGATCGCCAACAAGAAAGTCG